TTCACGACAAGAAAGGGTTTTTAACTGGGTTTCTTAATTTAGGTGCTGATGTTTCTTCTATTTGGTTTTGTTTCTTTCTACTCTTTACAAGCAACAAGAACGGTTTTATTTTTGTTTCTATTAGTTCTTTTATTAGTTCGGTGTTTAAGTCTTTTAAATCGCCTAGTATTGCTTCTAGTGCAGTTTTAGTTTCCTTATCTACCATCAGTACCTTTTCTTTTATTTCTATTACCTCTAGCTTTCTAGCTGATAAATCGTATTCGTCTATTATTTCGTTACACTTTATCGCATCGTGATTGTAGATTCTATCTATTGAATGTATGTGGTAATGTACGTTATCGTGTTGCAGTTGTAGGCTATCTCCTATTTCTTGTAAACCGTACCCTAACTCTCTGGCTAGGTAACATAATACTTTTTTAGGATATACTATATGCCTTTTTCTACTTTTAGTTATTAGTTTTGTTCTATACTTATCGCTTACTACTTCTACTAATTTTCTTAGTTCCATATTATAATATTCCAGTTAAACAATAATTATCAAGGTCTGCGCCGAACACGAAGAACTTTTCGTATAAGTCTAATGCCTTTTCTACCTTTTCTTCTCCTTTGTAATAAAACTCTTCAGAGCATTCAAATATACCAATATCTAAACTTCCCTTATCTAATGCTATAAACTTAAATTGGTCATAGGTTTTATTAAACAACCTACAATACAAATAACATTGCACATCGTAACCATATCGTTGAGAACTATGATAAAAGTTATCTATACCACCACTTGTGGTTTTTAAATCTACTATCCTATCGTGAGCAATTACATCTGCCTTACCTCTAAATGGATATTTGTTATCTAAATATTCTATCTCGCCTATTGCTGGTACTTCAAACTCGCAATCTGTTATTAATTGTAATGCGTGTTCGTTCCTCAAGAATGCATCTGCTAAACGTTCTGCATCGTTCTTTTCTTTCATTGTAAATACCCTACCAAACTCTTCTTTAGCTTCCTTAAACTTCTTAGTGTTCTTTGATTGAACATCTATAAACCTTTGAGCAGTAAATACATCTGGCTCAAGTATTGCAGTATGGAATAACCAGCCATCTCGTAAAGGTTGTGAATCTGGACTACCATACTTTAATGAGTAGTAATATGTTTTAGGACTTGATAGAAGTTGTTTAAGGCTACTACTACTTAAAGCTAATTGGTTTAGTTCTCCGTAGTAGAAGTTATCATCACCCATCTTTTTTAGTAGTTCCTCTTTATCGTAGATATTACCATCTAGTAATTTAATCATCTTTGAATGTTTTATAAATTAAATAAAATGCTATTGCTAATACTATATATTCCATAGCATTAATAAATTAAATATGTTTAAGCCTATAACTATACAAGCTAATATTAGTACTGTATAAACTACTACTCTCATACTATATTCTTTACTTTTCATAATCTTAATTTTTTACAAATGTTCCGTTAATCATTTTACCTTTACGATCTGATATTTCATTATAAGCATCATTAATACAATTTTCTATAGTAACTCCTTCCATATAAGCTAAGTTAGTTAATACTACAACCATATCACCAATAGCATCATATATTTCAGCATCATCTCTTTTTAATAATGCTTGAGCTAATTCACCAGCCTCTTCCATTAATTTAATATATTGAGTATTAGAATCTCCTTTTTTGTATAAACCTCGTTCTTTGGCCCAATTTCTAATTTTATTAAAAATTATATATTGATCATTAATTTTTTTAGAATCCTCTAAAACTTCATAATAATTTTTTAGACTATTTGTATAAATATATCTTTCGTCATTATTTTGAGATTTATAATTATTTTTTAAAATAAATTTTTTTATTTCATCATCTACAGGTATTATAAAACCATCGTTTAATTCTATTACTACAGGTAGTATAAAATTATCTAGTTCTTTGTTAAATGTTTTTTTAAATGTAATAGTGTGATCCGTAACGTGTATCATTTTTTTTGTTTTTAAATTATTAATAGTTTCTTTGTATGTTCTTATATCTTTTTTATAACCTAGCTTATTTTGCCACTCTAATTCTAGGACAGACGCCTTGTCAATACAATTTGTTTTATCTAGTATCTCATAATCATAATACCCTTGCTGTTGTGTTATTCTTTTAAACGGGTTATTTGTGCAACCTACTTTTTTTCCCTTTATGTGGTAAGTATAATACATATTATTTTATTAATTCTGCTTTTATAAACTTATTGTGATTATAATCTATTAAAGAATAGTTTTTGTATTTACCTTGTAAAGTTGGAAGTTTATAAATATTTGCTTTATTGTATTCAATAACTTGAGACGTGTGCGATTCATAAATATGTGCGTCAGCTAAATTTAAACCTAAAATTGAAGGAATTAAATTACACTTATCAGCTATAGTTTTTAAAAATAAAGCACCCACTATTATATCGTATGGTAACCCCAAAAATAAATCAGAACTCCTAAAATGCATTGTCATATTTAACTTATCATTAACCCGCACAAAATTAAATTGAGTATAGCAGCAGGGGAGCGCTTGATCTTTTAAGTCTGTAGGATTCCAAAGTGTTATTAAAGCTCTACGCGAGTTATTTTTAATTTCATTTATAACATAATCTATTTGATCAAATAAGCCGTTAAAATGCTTTATTTGATACCCGTACACTTTACCTAAACTATTATTTGTAGCAAAATCATCCCACCAAAATATATTGTGTTTATGTAAAAACTCAAGGTCTGTACGCCCTTCATATATCCACTTAAACTCTGCTAATGCTTTTTTAAAAAATAACTTTTTACCGGTTAATACAGGAAAACCTTCTTTTAAATCTATATTTAAACATTTATTAAATTGTTTATATGTCTTAATTCCCGTACGATTTTCGCAAAGTTCCCCCTGCTTTAACGTTTCATTTAATAAAGTTTTATACTGCTTCTCAAATATACTACTCATAACCGTTATTTTTAAAGTTATCTAATGCGGCTATATATCCTACACAATCTAGCATTGTATCTTTTTTTGTATTGTATGCCATCCTTGATACTTTTAAAGCTATCATACATTTATAAAAATCTTCTGTAGTTATTTCTTTGTTACATAATTCAGATGCAACACAAGCAGCCTTAGCTATTGAATCATCAATATTGCCATACTGTCTTTCTTTTTCTTCTGCTCGATCAAATATAATTTTTTGAGCTTCTTTTAATATATTCATAACCCTAATTTTATTTTTAGTTTTAGTTGTTCTATTTGTAATTCTAATTTTTCTACTTGTGCATCTGATTTTCTGGCACGTTGTATGGCTCTATTCTTTTCTATTCGCATTTTGCTTAGTAGCTTTTTATTGATATCACATTCTATCTGTAAATGATTGTTGTGAGTGCCTATATGCTTCATAGCTTTAACGCAGTTCTTTAAATCGTTATTAGCGGGTTTGTTATCGTACCATTCTAATATCTTTTCTCCTAACCAATCAAAATATAATTGGTAGGATTGTCGTTGTAATACGTTCATAAGTTAAACGAAGTATTTAAGTTTAACTAATTCCCACCACGTTAGGTGCTGGTATTCTTTTTCTGTGAAGATATACACCCTACCGTTTATAGTTATAGCGTGTAATCCAGTTGCTAAAATCTTATGTTGTTTATTCATTATCGTAATTATAACAAGTTCTACTACAATATCCGTAATGTGATGCATCTGGTACACCACAACACTTACACTCTTCGTTTATATCGCTTTCGCCTATCGAATCTATTTGCTCGTAATAACTCATTCTACCATACCTATTAAGTCATCATATACTTTCATTCGTGCATTATGAATAACTATATCCATTTCACGTTCTAGGTCTTGTAGCTTTTTAGACAACCATACATTATCGGTTGCACTTGCGTAATCTTGTAATTGTTTTAGTGTTTGCATAATCTTTGTTTTAAATTATTAGCTTCATTGCTAACAATAACCAAATATAATAAAATATATTTAATAAACAAATAATAAACAAAATATTTTAATTGTCGTTTATAATCCTAGCATCTTCTTCTTTTAAAAGGTAGCAAGGTTTCTTTAAACGCTTCTTAGTCCATAGGGTAGTATCTGGGCAATACATTTCTTTTATCTTTAAATCGGTTATTTCGTTCAACCAGAATAGATAGTTGCCTTTAGGATCGTTCACGAAGTATAATGCTACCTTGCCAGTTTCTATAAGTTTATCGTACTTATACTTTTCTAGCATCTTGGTTTCATAATACGTTTTGCGAAACTTTATTTCTAATACACATTCGTGTCCTTTAGGTGTTATACCCTCTGCATCCCAGCTTTCGCAGTTCTCTCCAGTATGTGTTAGTTCCCACCCATCATTATTCAGTAGTGTTATCACTGCTTTCTCCCATTTGTGTATCTTCTTTATCATTGTTAAGTAGGTAATAAATTTGTATGGCTAGTTGCTCTATAACTTTTTCTTGTTGGGATAATCTTCGTTCTAGTTTGCTTATTCTGTGATTTAGGGTGTACTTTTTTTGTTTCATATCTTATCTAGTTCTGCTACTCTTTTACGATATATCGAACCATTACAAGTGCAAGGCTCATTGTATTTGTGTTTGTAGTATTTAGCGTGTAGAACATTTATTAGTTTAACGTACTTTTTAATTAACTTTGGTTTGTTAGCTATCTTAGTAAAAGGATATGCGTTCTCTTTAAACTCTTGCCAGTCTTTTAAATCTTGTTCTTCCATTACCAAAGGTCTATTTTATTCATATCTTTTCTTCTCTTATCGCAACCACAATCTTTACCTAGTAGTTTGCTTACTTTCTTAACCAGCCAATGTATGCCAGTATAATAAGTTATGTAGTATATTAAATCTCCTAACTTCATTTCTTAGTCTTTATTTTTATAACCTCGTAATCATTTTCTTTTAGTAGTTTAATTGCTTTTTTAATCTTTGCTTGTTGTTCTCTGTAATAGTGAAAAATTTCGTTTTCAAATGCGTTTAGTTTCATAATTTGTTTTTTAAGTGTTTAATTGTTTTTCTAAATGTGTTATACAATGAAGCATAACTAATATTTGATTCTCTTGAGAGCTCTGTAATTTTTTTACCTCCCATAATTATTTCAAATACTTTTCTATCGTACCAGTACAACTTTTCTAACTCTTTATCTAGGTTTTTCATAAGTTGCAATATATCGTATTTTTCTTCTTGCGATTCTTCTAACTCTTTTTCTGGCGTTCCTATCTCCTCTATGTACTGCATATTTATTTTATTCTTCTTTTTTATAAAGTTTAAGTACGTTCCTCTTAATTGTTTATAAATATAAAAGTAATTAACCTCGTTGCCATAGGTGGCATCTAAGCCATTATCTAGTAAACGGTCTAGTTTTATATAAACCTCTTGTACTATATCTTCTGAAAAGGCTGGATTGCATCCAAACGAATTTACAATAGATATCCATTGTTTATGTTTTTTGTAGGCTAAGTTTAGGAATTCGTATTTAGTCAAAACGGTACTTCTTGTTGTGTTACTTTACTTGGTTTTATTAAGTTGATGCCATCTATTTCAAACCCTACGTTGTTTAAAACGCTCTTTAGTCTAATAGGGTTGTCTAAGTTTGTAGGTCTTGCGCCAGTATCGGTGTCTTTTATTTTTCGTGTATGCAACATACTATACATCCAATCGCTCTCGTGCTGGGTGTATCTATGTATGCAATAGAAATTATCAGCACGGTTTCCGAACTTACCACCACCCTCTACATCGCTCATCATTGGTGGTTGTGGATGCCCAGCAAATTGGTGGCTATCTTTATGCCTACGCCTTAATGCTTCAGTTACACAATGCATATTCAACCATATACTTACTTCGTTTTCTTTGCAGAATATTCTTAACTCACTCGCAGCTTGATAATGGTACTCGTGTGAACTAATACCTTTTAGTACGTTTCTATCCATCTTTAATGAGTTGTAGGGATCTATCATAAAACCCTCATACTTCCAGGCATCTTTAACGTGCTTGGCTAAAGTTAATAATTCTCTATAAGTGTAAAGGTCATTACTATAAATAAATTTAAAATAGTTGTTTATGTAAGCACCTTGTTCACGCATAGTAAATTCATCTATCTGGTTTATCGGCATACCTAGTTTAAATTCTATTAACTTTCTTATTAATCCGTGTGGCTCGTTCTCGCTTGAGTAAACTAACCACTTTGTATTGTGTTTTAAAGTCTGCAAAAGCATTAAGTAAAGTACTGTTGTAGTTTTTCCGACATTAGAGTGCCCAATAAAAATGTCAAAACTATTTTTTTTAAAGCGCAGGTGTTCATCTAGTGTTATGTGGTCTAGTTTTTGTGCTTCCTTTACTTCTCCAGTTCTTACCTTGTTTAGTTTGCTTAGTTCTTTGTTAAAGTCTATTATCATTTTTTTGTTTAAATATATTAATTTTTTTATAACAACGTATAAAGTGCATTAAAACGCACCTTATACAAGCGTTAAAAAAAAGGGTGCTAAATTAATAACACCCTAGTTAATTAAAACGGTAAATCTTCTTTTTCTCTATCTGGTGCTTGTTCTTTAGCAGTTACTGGCTCACTCTTAAAAACTTTCCACGCTTGAAGAGAAGTATAGTACTTGCCTTGATACTCGTTAGTTCTAACATTGAAATCTACTTCAACATCTTTACCCTCTTTGTTGTACTTTAAGAACTCATCTACCTTATCGTTTCCGAATATATCGAAACAATATAAATTATTGTACTCTTCTTTAGTGTCTAATACAAATGATAATTTTTTCCATTCGCCTTTTGCACCTTGCCCAGTTTGTGTTGGTAATATCTTTGTTATACTACCTCTTACTTTTAAACTCATAGTTATTTAATTTTAATGTTTGTGTTTGATTTTTTAAATGATTCGGATTCATCTTCGCCAAATACTCCTAACTCGTAGAAGCCAGTTAATTTAAGTACTGCTCTTGACATTGCACGTTTCTCTGCCATTTCAGCAACATACCACGAAGTGCAATTACCATCTTTGTAACCCTCTCCTTTTAATGCACTACCAAAGGTTTCTATTGTTTTACCATCCTTTTCTGCAAGTGCTTTAAATACTGCGTAATTAGGCTCACACCTTACAACTTCATAATATATTACTATTTGTTCAATAGCTTGTATCTTATCAATACCTTGCCTAGTGATGATTGTGTAGAAATTCTGGTGCTTAAAAAAGTCCTCTCTCTCTAGCTTGTATTTCTTGTAGAGTTCCGTAAGTTTTGATTTGTTCATAATTAATACGTTTTAGTTTTGCGTTTTCTTCTTTTAGTTTATCTAATTCTTTTTCTAATGCTTCTATCCTAGCATTAAGAAAGTCTATTGTCATCTTATCTATCATAACTCATTGAAATAATTATAAGGACTATCTAAATTTCCAAATAAAAAATCCATTGATATTATAACACCATAAGGTATGTGTATAACAAATTGGTATTCTTCTAATGCTTCTGCAATCTCTTGGCAGTAAAGTGGGTTTTCTGTGTCTTGTTCTAGTACAAGCCTAAACTCTGGTTTTAATCTATCGATTAGTTTCATAAATAAAAATTTTTTGTTTACCCAAAAGTAATAAAAAATATTTAATAAACAAATAATAAAAAAAAAGGTGCTACAAATAAATGTAACACCCCTAAACAAAAAAAAGATTATGCAACTAAATCTATGGCAAATTTAAACTTTTAAAAGTTCTTTTACTAAATCTTCATACTTTGTTATTAACACCCCTAATTCGTAGTTATCTATCTTGTAAGTTTCTCTGGATTTCTTGTGCATTTCATCACTCGTTCCAGTACCATACTTTTTATCTAAATTAACTCCGAATAGATATTGCTCTCCATAACGAAATACATTACAACCAGCACATTGTACTTGGCAGTTAATTTCATCCCACCTAGTACTATAATGTTTCCTACTCTGGAAGTGTCCGTTTTGAAGTTTCTTATAGTGGTCTTTTTTACCACAAGTAAAACACTGAGCTATCTTGGCCTTTGCTTCTCTAAGCCTAATATAAACACTAAATATCTTATCTAACTTCTCTATTAGTTTTTTACGTTGCGTTTTTTTTGCCATT